TTGAACCGCGGCTCCTCTCTCCTCTCTCCTCCAATCGCGGTTCAGAACGGGTAGTTTAGAAATAGACTACCCGTTCACTTTATGTTATAATGGATATTATGCTTTACACAGTTGGTGATAGTTTTACATACGGACAGGAATTGCCAGATCCGGCAACGCAAGCCTGGCCTGTGTTACTTGCTGATAAACTTGGCTATCGTTTAATTAATCACGGTACTCCTGGTGTTGGTAATGAGTTTATTGTAAAGCAGACTATTAAAGCAGTTGCCAAGCACAAACCAAAGTTAGTAGTAGTTGCTTGGACAAGTTGCGGTAGACAAGAGCATGCTGATGAATGGGGTGCTTATGACATATGGCCTGGCTGCAGTAGTCGTGTGTTTGACGAAGATCCTAAACTACAATATCGCAAAGAACTTATTAAATATATTACAGTGAATAACAATGCTCAACATGAATACAGACGTTGGCTAAGACAGGTTGTACTGCTACAGAGTTTCTTGCAAAACCACGGTATAGAGTATATAATGTGTAATGTGTTTGATAATCAGCATCGTTTTGGCAAATACTATAAAGACAATCAAGGATACTACGAACTAATAGACCATACTAAGTTTCTAGGTTGGCCCAATCTTGGATTTGTTGAATGGGCATATGGTACACCGCATGGACCTGGCGGCCATCCACTGGAACAAGGGCATAAACAAATAGCGGAGAAGATTTATGACAGCATATTGTAGTGCTATAGATTGCGCATTGCATGTAGATATGAATGGTGATATTAGAACATGCTGTTCGGGATCATTTGCTTTTGGTAATCTTAATGATCAGAATCTAGATAGTATCAGAGCTAAACAAAAATTAGATAACGAATATTGTAAAACCTGCAATTATATTGAAAAACGAACACCTGGTAGTAGCCAAAGATCTAGTTTTCTAGATATGTACGGTGTAAGAGACAATCATGAAATAAAATTTGCTGATATAAGATTTAGCAACACCTGTAACCTGTCATGTAGATATTGTGATTCATTTAGTAGCAGTAAATGGGCTAAACTTGTTGGAGACCCAGTCCAAAGTTATCCTGCCGAAATATTATTGAAAGGAATAGCAAAGCATGTAGATACATTGGATAGAGTTATGTTAGTCGGTGGCGAACCTTTATTACAGAAACCAAATTTACAACTATTAAATATGCTAAATCCAGACTGTGAATTAGAAATAATAACAAACGCTAATACTAATTTTCGTAAAAACAAAATTTATGAAAAAACAAAAAAGTTTAAAAAAATACACTGGAATCTTAGTTTTGACAACGTAGGTGATAGGTATGAGTATGTAAGAGCAGGGGGTAGTTGGCAGAGGTTGAATGAAAATATCACTAAACTAGGTGATGACTTTGGGTACGAAAATGTTACATTTCATCCAATTTATAATATTTGGAATGCTACGAGATTGATTGAATTTTATGACTTCAGGGATAGCATAGATAAAAATTTAAATGTGATGTGGCAAGAAGTAATGGGCGACATGTTGATAGTATCAAATCATAATGATAAAATTATAGATTTGGCAATATTAGAAATAGATAAACTTAATTATAGTAATCCCTCAACAGATGGCATGGACTTTCTACACAACATGAAAACAGTTTTACAAGAAACATCTAATTCGTCCACTAAAGATATAGATTTTATAAAATGGATCACTAAACAGGAATTGTTAATTCCCCCCACAAAAACTTTTGCTTTGCTCTGGCCAGAGTTATATAGTATAATGAAAAATAATGAATATGAAACCTGCAATAATACACGTTAAAGACGAAGTGAACTGTAAGATCGAAGGCCTTGACTTGGATACTCGCAAAAAGTTATCCAACATGTTCAAGTATGATATTCCTTATGCACGTTACTTGCCTGCTGTTAAACTTGGACGCTGGGACGGCAAAAAAGCATTTTTTCAACTTGGAGGGAGTACATATATAAACCTCCTCCCGGACATTCTTCCGGTACTGGTACAACAAGGCTATGATGTTACTCTGAATGACATGCGTGAATATCAGTCTGAGTTTGTATTAGAGCCTGTAACAGAAGAAAGTTTTAGTCATGTAGCATGGCCAAAGGGGCATCCTGCTGAAGGAGAGCCTATTATATTGCGTGACTATCAAGTTGAAACTATTAATGAGTTTCTAGCAAATCCACAAAGCCTACAAGAAGTTGCAACTGGTGCAGGTAAAACACTGATGACTGCAGCACTTAGCAAGAGTGTTGAAAATTATGGACGTAGTATTGTTATTGTTCCAAACAAAAGTCTAGTAACACAAACAGAAGAAGACTATGTTAACATGGGTCTGGACGTTGGTGTATACTATGGTGAGCGTAAAGAGTTTGGTAAAACACACACTATCTGCACTTGGCAAAGTCTAAATATAATGCTAAAGAACACAAAGAACGCAGTAGCAGAAGTAACTATTGGTGAATTCTTAGAGGATGTGGTGTGCATTATGGTGGATGAGGTGCATATGGCTAAAGCAGACGCTCTCACTGCCCTGCTAACGGGCGTAATGAGCCACATACCCATACGCTGGGGACTAACTGGCACAGTACCCAAAGAGAAGTTTGAGAGCGTGGGTATTGTGTGTAGCATTGGTCCTGTAACCAATCAGATCAGTGCAAAGGAACTACAGGACAAAGGCGTACTTGCACAGTGCCACGTTAATATAGTGCAAATGATTGACACCGTTGTGCATACAAATTATCAAAGTGAGCTTAAATACTTGTTAGAGGACAAGCATAGACTGGACTATATTGCAGGCTTATGTGACAGTATCAAAGACACAGGCAATACACTAATACTAGTAGACCGTATTGCTGCAGGCAATGAACTAGCAAGTCGCATACCAGACAGTGTATTTGTTTCCGGGAGTACAAAAGGTGCAGACAGAAAAGCAGAATATGACGAGGTATCAACTGCTACAGGCAAGGTCATCATCGCCACATATGGAGTTGCAGCGGTGGGTATCAATATTCCTCGTATCTTTAATCTTGTGCTTGTTGAGCCCGGTAAAAGTTTTGTTCGCGTTATTCAAAGTATTGGCCGCGGTATTCGTAAGGCTAAAGATAAAGACTTTGTTCAAATCTGGGACATAACCAGTACAGCAAAGTATGCTAAAAGACATTTAACAAAAAGAAAAGCCTTTTATAAAGAGGCAAATTATCCATTTACAGTAGAGAAAGCGGATTGGAATTAGTATGAGTGAAAAGATGGAAAAGCCAAAACTAGGCGAAACTATGTATAACAGTGGAGTTGCTTACTTCTATGAGCAATTTAATAATAAAAGCACTGCGCCTTTTGTTACTTGGATAATCGAACAGAATATGTTGCCACCAAGTCAACGCCCTAAAGAACTAACACTTATTATTAACAGTCCGGGCGGAAGTGTGCATGCTGCGTTTGCACTTATTGATACTATGAAAGGCAGTAAGATTCCAATTAAAACGGTTGGACTAGGGCTTATTGCAAGTTGTGGCATCCTAACGTTTATGGCAGGTACAAAAGGTCGCCGTGTTGTTACGCCTAATACAAGTATCTTGTCACACCAATACAGTTGGGGATCACATGGTAAAGAACATGAACTGTTTGCTACAATGCGCGAGTTTGAACTTAGCAGTGAACGCATGCTAGAACACTATAAAAAATGTACAGGATTAACTGAAAAGAAGATTCGCGAAGTACTACTTCCTGCAGAGGATGTATGGCTTAGTGCAGAGGAAGCAAAGAAATACGGAATTGCTGATAAAATTGTAGAGGTATACTAATGCGAATACTAACATTAGAAAATACAGCATATGAAATGAACGACATACCAGATGAAGTAGATGATCTTCGTTTTGCAATACTGGATAATAGTAATCCTCAAGATCCAGATTACTTTTTTATCCCGCTAATCTTCTTAGAAAGTTTTAATAGTCCTGCAGTAGTATTAGATGTAGGCGGTAAGATGATTCGCATGCCAGTGGATTGGAAAATACTTATTGGCGACAGAGATGTTGGTGACCTAGAAATGCTTAACTTCAGCAGTTTAAACGATCGTGGTTTTGATGCATTTGTGTTTAATCCACTTGGTGATTTTAGGCACGACTACTTACCAGTAAACATTGTGGACATTTACAGCGACGTCAAATGGTTCTTCCCTAAACTAAAACAGGGACAAATCCTTGCTATTCCAATTGAAACAGGTGTAGAGAATCCTCGTTGTGTGTTCTGTGCCAAAGAGATTAACAAGCAAAACGAGATTGTAAGCATTGACAAAGCGTGGTGACATGCCTTGGCGTCCTGGTATGGTTACTCCAGGTAGGATAACACGCACAGACTATAGACGCTTTGAGTTTAGCCATTTGTTAGACTTTCACACTGCAGTAAAGCATGGAACAATGGCTAAGAATTTAATAGATCGTGTTAAGCGTTATTTAGAAAACCGGACAGATACCGAACATATAATAGAAAGCCAAGACGATATTATAGTGCTAGAATTTCAAACACTTGACGATGCCCGCATGTTTGTGTTATCATTTAGTGATGTAATAGATACTCATGGAGTTAGATTTGACTGATAAGTTGCCACTTAACACTGTACTTGCTGCAATTGATCGCAAAGACTATGCGTTTTATCATGGACTCACTCCGGAGCATCAAAAACAAGTAGCGCCATTCTTATTAAACCGTTATGTAAGTTTGGTCAAAGGTAGCAGTGAACTACAAGCGTACTACTTGATGGCAGGCAACCAACGTGTAAACTGCACTTACTTCGAACTAGCAAAGCATCCTAAACTAGTGTGGCAACTATTATGCACAGTAAGTCCTGGTATGGGAACACAGTTCCATCAATGGGTTGGTCATAAAAAGAAAGACAAGAACAATTCAAGCAAGCGTCGCAAAGAAGTAGAACGACTACATCCACTTGCAAAAAGTGATGAACTAGACATGCTTGCAAACATGTACACAGACAAGGACCTTAAAGCAATAGCAAAACTTTATGGTGATCTATGAGCGACTTTACAAGTGTTATAAAAGATGCTATAATTAATTATAGTATGGAAACCAAAGACCACATATGCCAGTACTGCGGCAAAGCATATCGCAAGGAGAGTACACTTGCGGCACATCTATGTGAGCCAAAACGTCGTGCGCAACAGGAGAATGAAGCAGGTGTAAAATTAGGCATGACTGCTTATTTGCGTTTCTATGAACTTACGCAGGGCAGTGCAAAGTTTAAGACATACTCAGACTTTAGTTCTAGCGCATACTACAATGCGTTTGTAAAGTTTGGTAGACACATGGTGAATATTCGTGCTATTAACACTGCAAAGTTTATTGACTGGGTAATTAAAAGCAATAAGAAACTGGACTACTGGTGCAAGGATGCAGTGTATCAGGAATATTTAATGGAACACTTGCGCAAAGAAGCAACACAGGATGCACTGGAGCGTAGCATAAAGACCATGGAAGCATGGGCAGAAGAAAAAGAATCAGTATTCAACCATTACTTTAACTTTGTTAACGGTAATGTTCTTGTGCAGCATATTACAACAGGACGTATCAGTGCATGGATTGTGTTTAACTGTGATAGTGGACAACAAGCACTGGACAAACTAAGCACAGAACAAATAGAAATGATCTTCCCATATATTGATCCTGACTTCTGGAAGCGTAAGTTTGTAGACTACTTTGCAGACACAGAATGGGTAAAGCATATACTTAAAGAGGCAGGACTATAATGTACGACATGCCAGATGTAGACATTGATTTTGCAGATCGCACACAGTTGTTAAAACATGTGCTGGGTGTAGGTGCTAGACTTGACAATGGTAGCAAGCATAACACGGGTGTTTACTTTACAGACATACCTGTTGCTCATGATGGCATTGCTACACTGGAACACAAACGAGCAGAAGATCTTGGATACTTCAAACTAGATTTGCTTAATGTTAGCGTGTACGAACATGTGCGCAATGAACTACATCTAGTAGAACTTATGCAAGATCCTAACTGGCTTATGCTCTTGGATAAAACACGTTTTGAGCGTGTAATACATATTGGCAATCACTGGGATCTAATGTGTAAGATGCCTGAACCCATCAATAGTATACCCAGGATGGCAATGTTCCTTGCAGTAATTCGTCCTGGCAAAAGACATCTAGTAGGAAAAACCTGGGCAGAGGTAGCGCAGAGTGTATGGCAACGCCCAGAAGGTGACGAATACTTTTTTAAGAAGAGCCATAGCGTAGCCTATGCACAACTAGTAGCAGTACACATGAATATATTAGAGGAAGCAAATGAGTAACGATACAAAACGCATGCAAGAAATACAAGATCAGTTAGTAGCACATATTCAAACACAGTTAACCACAGACGAGGACTTTATGTATGTGGCAACTATGTTACTAAAGCACAGTATGGTATTATATAAAACTTTTTTAGATGATGAACAAATACAGAAAATGCTTGCACATGTAGCTGACACACTTGCTGATGATTTAGATGTCAATGACTACACTATATCAAACAATAGCGGCGGCACTACACGCCACTAAAGCATAGTATGTTAGCACATGCAAGCACTGGTCTAGTACATTAGTCCACCACCATGTAGTACTTCTAGCCTCGCATTTGAGATACCTGTTTAAGTGATGTTTGCCCCAGTCAATGTGCCAGTGTAGCACATAGTCAAGTATACCTAGCACTACTGCAATCTCTGGTGCAAACCATAGTGCAATAAACATTGTTGATAAACCATGTTCTAAATAATGCCTGTGACCATCGCCTAACCATTCGTGCTTGGCTCTAGGTCCGTGATTTTGCTGCACACCCAAGTCAACAATAAAGTGTTTGATCATAAGCACTAAAAAGAATTCCATCATTTTACTTTCTTTACTAACTGTATATTGCGTCTTTTGCTACGCTTTTTTGCTAGTTCAGCAATGCTTACACTTGGACCTCGAACAACTTCTGTGTCACGAATATTAAATGTTATTAATATACCACCAAATTGTGCAAAGTCTTTTTTGAGAAATAAGTTGATAGGAATCATTCTATTACTTTCCCACCACCAAACATCACCTAGTTCTAAAAAACTAGTTTTGAGATTGTCCGGAATCTTGCTGTAATCATACATACTTAACACAGTATCATCTTGATTCTGCACTATACCTACATACTCTGCACCACCATAAGTTACTAGACTCAAAAACGGATATTTTTCAAATATTTCTTCTGCTAAAGGCGGCATTTACTACTTTCGATAAATACAGTATGACTGTTACTACTGGATATTTATATGCACAAAAACACACCGCAGTTATTACTGATACTGGAGTAAGCAACCTCATGAGTATGTTTTATACACCAAATGTAAAAGTATATAGAGGCATTGACAACTATATACGAATTGAATTTAAAAACCGTGATCAAAAGCGAGTAAACATGTCTGGCAAGACTGCAAACATTGTTGTTCTTGATAAAGAAAACAACGTTGCTTATTTTGAACGTGCGCTTACAGTGATTGACGAAGCCAAAGGTATTATGGAAGCAAGCGTTACACAAGGTGATCTGCTTAATCTAGATGCAAAGTTTTACAATTATGCACTTAAAGTAACAGACGGTGAAGATCGCACTGCACCAGCATATGCAGACGACAACTATGGTGCAAATGGTGTCCTAGAAGTAGCAGATGGTGTGTATCCAACATTTTTAGCAAGCACAACAGAAGATTTTGCTAGTGGCGACACTGGCAGCACTATCGGTATTAAACCATATGTAAATCGCAACACAGCACAACACACTGCACAAGTTTATTTTAGCAGTGCGTTTACAGGCACCCTGGAGATACAGGGCTCAATTAATCCAAGTAATAGTATTCAAAATGCTGATTTTACAACTATAGCAACAGAAACATACACTGCACAAACTGACAACACCTATGTAAACTTTACAGGCGTATACAGTGCAGTGCGTTTTGTACGCTCAACTACTAGTGGAACATTGAGTCAAGTATTATATAGACCTTGAAGTTAGTAGGATTTGGTTGTAGTTTCACCTACGGCAGTGAGCTAATAGATCCTGAATTAGAAGATGTGTATCATAATGACACAGAAAGTTATACCTGGGATCGGCACCATGTAAACACTCGTTATCGAGAAAGCAGTGTTTGGCTAGGACAACTTGCAAAACGGCTAAACGCTGCCTGGGATAATCGTGCAGAGCCTGCAAATAGCAACTTTGCAATAGCACAGCAAGTAGCAGACTACTTTATCAACTCAAGAAATCCCAATGAAAAAATAGTGGTATGCGTTGGCTGGTCAGAACGTACTAGAATGAGTTGGTATGGTAAACGCTGGGTACACAATGGTTATACAAATAATGAGCATGCTTGGAGTAGAAGTGCTCGTGAATGGGTGTTAAACAGTAATAACGCTAGTCATGACATGTTTACACAAAATGCTATGCTTATGGTTAATAGTATATGCAGTGCAAACAATGTACAGATATTACAATTTAATGCACTTGGTAAACATAAATCCACAACATATCCTAATTATTTTTTAGGAGGGGCAAGCATGGACAGTATGCTCAAAAGAGCAATGCAAGATGATCCTAGACTGGACCTGGTCGCAAGTGGAGGACATCCCAACGCTGCAGGGCATGAATATTTTACAATTAGGTTGCATGATTTTGCAAAAGAGCGTATAATATAACTGTTATGAATAGCATACAACAAGCAGTAATTGATGCCTTGCCGGGCAAGCAAAAGCGTACCACTAATGGTTGGATTTCGTTTAATGCCGTATGCTGTCATCACAATGGTGAAAGCATGGACAAGCGTAGCAGAGGCGGTGTTATTGCTAGTGGAGATGCTATAAGTTATCACTGCTTTAACTGCAACTTTAAAACAGGCTGGCAACCAGGCAGACATATTAGTTTTAAAATGCGCAAACTACTAACGTGGCTAGGTGTAGATGAAAACACTCGCAGTATGCTTAACATTGAAGCACTGCGTATCAAAGACACAGTAGTAATAGAACAAGAACTTGAAAAAGAGTTCACTGTGAAATTTAAGCCTAGGCCACTGCCAGACAATGTTGTTACACTTGATCGTGCGCCACAAGGCATACAAGACTATGTAGCACTAAGAGGATTAGACAGCACAAGACTTTTATACAGTAACACAAAGCCTGCAGGTATGTGGAAGCGTTTTATTATTCCTTGCACATATGAAAACAAACTAATTGGTTACACTGCAAGAGCAACAGATGCTCTTAGCAAGCCCAAGTATCACAACAGTTATGATACAGGCTATGTGTATGGCATGGATGACCAGTTGCCCGACGCAAAGTTTGTCGTTGTAACTGAAGGTATACTGGATGCAATGTGTATTGGTGGTGTTGGAATACTAAGCAACAACGCCAGCGAAACGCAAGCAGAAATTATTGACACACTTGCTAGAGAAGTTATACTAGTGCCAGACAGAGATGCAGCGGGACAAAAGTTAATTGATGACGCACTGGAGTATGGATGGAGTGTTAGTTTTCCTGAATGGGAATCAGATGTAAAAGATATTAATGATGCAGTTGTACGTTATGGTAAACTGTTTACACTTAAAAGTATTGTCGATGCAAAACAAACAATGAGTTTAAAAATTAATCTAATGAGAAAACGTCTTGGTTAGTTTACATATAGAGCCTACAAGCAGATGTACACTTGGTTGTCCGAGATGTGAAAGAACTATATTTCTAGATAAATTTGGAAAGAAAAATTTTCGCATACTTGACTTGGATATTAACGTATTTGAAAATTTTATAGATATACCTGTAGATAGAATTGACATATGTGGTAACCTGGGTGATCCTATATATCATCGCAAATTTATAGAATTAGTACGGATGTTGACTACAAAGTGCAAACATATATCTATTACAACTAATGGCAGTCATAAAACCAGACAGTGGTGGAAAAATTTAAACAGTGTATTGCGTACAGGTGATGTTGTGCAATTTAGCATTGATGGAACACCTGAAAATTTTACAGAGTATAGAATAAATGGAGACTGGGACAGTATACAAGTTGCGATTGAAGAATGTGTGGTTGGCCCTGCTACCACTAAGTGGAAATACATACCTTTTAGTTTCAATGAAACAGATATAGACACCACAAGAGAACTTAGTGTGAATCTTGGTATTGATAAATTTTTAGTAGAACCAAGTGATCGTTGGTTGAAAAATGATCCTTTAAGGCCAACTAACCATATAGGGTCTCGAGACGCTGTCAAACAACTGTACGATGTACAAAAAGATTTTGATATAGATCCTGCGTGTAAAAATAATAGATACCATTACATATCAGCAGATGGATACTATACACCATGTTGTTTCAGTAAAAACTATGAATTCTATTACAAGAGTATCTGGTGGAAGAATAAAGAAACACATGATATAAAAACAACGAAACTTAGCGAACAAATTAGGCATTTTGATAAATTTTATAGTACAATACATACTAGTCGTCCGGACTACTGTGTTTTTAATTGTGGGAAGTGTTAATGAGTAAAGAATATACAGCAGACTTACAAAAACTGTTTTTAGAAATGATGCTACATGATGCACAGAACTTTGTGCGTGTACAGAACATCTACAACGTAGATAACTTTGATAGGAGTCTACATGACACTGCGGTGTTTGTAAAAGAACACAGTGATGCACATGGCGCATTGCCAACTGCACAACAGGTACAAGCAGTTACAGGTGTTGAACTAAAGGCAGTGCCTGATATTAACGAAAGTCATAACGACTGGTTCCTAGCAGAGTTTGAAGGATTCACCAAGCGGCAGGAACTAGAACGTGCTATTCTCAAGAGTGCAGACCTGCTTGAGAAAGGCGAATACGAACCAGTTGAAAAGATCATTAAAGATGCTGTACAAATATCGCTTACTAAGGATATGGGTACAGACTACTTTGAAGATCCTCGTGCTAGACTTATGGCACTAAAAGACAACAACGGGCAGATTAGCACAGGCTGGCCCGCTATGGATCGTAAACTGTTTGGCGGCATGAACAAGGGAGAACTTAATATTTTTGCAGGTGGATCAGGATCAGGCAAGAGTTTGTTTATGCAGAACCTAGCAGTTAACTGGGTAACACAAGGACTAAATGGTGTGTATTTGACACTGGAACTCAGTGAAGGTTTAAGTGCTATGCGTATTGATAGCATGCTTACAAATGTAAGCACCAAAGAGGTATTCAAAGACTTGGATACTGTTGAAATGAAAGTTAAGATGACAGGCAAGAAAGCAGGTAACTTGCAAATCAAATACATGCCAGCCCAGAGCAACGTTAATGATATTCGTGCATACTTGAAAGAACTGCAGATTAAAAATAACTGGAATGTAGACTTCTTGCTTATTGACTACTTGGATCTGCTTATGCCAGTAAGTGCCAAAGTAAGTCCAAGTGATTTGTTTGTTAAGGACAAGTATGTTAGTGAGGAACTACGCAACTTGGCCAAGGAATTGGACTGTGTGTTTGTAACAGCATCGCAGTTAAACAGAGGTGCAGTTGACGAAATAGAGTTTGATCATTCGCATATCAGTGGTGGTCTTAGTAAGATCAACACAGCAGACAACGTGTTTGGTATCTTTACAAGTCGTGCAATGCGTGAGCGTGGACGCTATCAGATACAGTTGATGAAAACTAGAAGTAGTAGCGGCGTTGGTCAAAAGATTGACTTGGAGTTTGATATTGAAAGTTTACGCATCCGAGACTTGGGCGAGGATGAAGAGTATCAACAGTTTAAGAAACAGAGTAGCAGTATCTATGATCAACTTAAAAACAAAGACAGTGGCGGTGTAGTTGATGCAGGTGATGAGCCTGCAGGAAAGATTACTGCAAGTGTGCAAAGCAGTAAACTAAAGAACATGCTTGCTGGTTTGAAAACTAGTGACTAAGGTACTGATCTAGTCTGTAACCTTTTGCATCCCAACAGTCAATATAACGACTACCATTGCTCATGCGTATCTTACCACTGCCCGCAACTACATCTGTGTCTCGGTATCCAAAAGGCTTTTTAATAGTAACATCCACATACTCGCCATTGGCAACACCCAGTGTTACAAACGTAACATAGCGTCCACCTTCACCTCTGAACACACGACCATTAGCAACTAGTCCTGCAAAGTTTACTCTATCTCCCCAGGTCTCCTGCACAAACATATTGGGCATAAACTCTGGTTGTGTCCAATATCCATGACGCTTGTATTGTTGCTGAGGACTTTCTGTAATACCGTTTGGATATCCTAGTTCACGCAGATCCCAGCCAGCGTTCTTTGCTTCTGTTTTATGCACCCAGCGTTTGTAACTGCCCTGACAGTGTTTAAGTGCGGCACGCCAAAACTCTTTAGGGTTGTGTGCTTTTTGATATGCAAGTGCCCAGATAAGTCTGCCCAAGTTTACAGCGTGTGCTCTGCACAATCCAAAACTACCTAGCCCATATAGTTCTTGTATGATCTGTTCTTTGTTTTCACTCTCGCCCATGCGCTCCATGAACTGCATAACTTTTTGTTCATCACGTTTTGCAAACGCACGACGATACATATCTGCTTCATACATATCGCAGTTGATAAGTTTTGCTATTTTACGAATAGCATCATCTTCATATACAATAGTATCCTCTAAGCGTTGTTCAGTCCAGTCTTGAAAGAACGATGCTTTTTGTCTGCCTGTAGTAGCAACAGGTCTAATAAGTGCAGTAGCAAATACACAGTCTGATTTACTCTGTGGTTGTATTGCTTGAAACAGTCTGCGCATTGCTGGCGACTCTGCTTGTGTTACACCGATAACTTCTCCTCTACAAAGCATTTGACTTGTTTCAAAGTCCTGTTCGGGATATGCTTCCAGTGGTGTTTCACTGTCTATTTCCAGTAGTTGACTAAGTCCTCTGTTAGCAAGGATATCTATTTTAAGATGCTCCAAGTCCTCTACTTCATTCTTATCCAGTAGTATTTGATTGTCTGCGTTGATTAAACTTTTTGGAATCTTGTGATTGAACACAAGTATGCCTCCGCAGTGTTTCGATATTGCTTTCTTTTTGCCTATTAGTTTTCGTTCGATTCTCATTGCTTCTTCCTTGTCTATGTCTAAATCTTCGTACTTGAAATTGCGAGGAAGTTTACCAGATGCGCCAAGACGACGTGCCGCTTCTCTGCGAGCGCCACGCTCCTTGTAGGTAACATAGTTGCTGATCCTGGCACTCTTGCCTGGCCATTTATCAAATATCCGTTGCATTACAGCGTTCTGTTGCCAATGTGGAAAGTCTATATCCACATCTGGTAAATCATCTCTCAAAGGATTTAGGAAACGTGCAACCGGTATCTGCCATCTTATGGGATCCACGTCTGTAATACCCAGTAGGTAACAGACGAGACTAGACCCTGCTGAACCGCGTGTCATATGAGTAATGTCACGAGTTAGCGTCAGTACATCGCAAATTGTGAGGAAGTAATCGACGAAACGAAGTTTGAGAATAATCTCTAGTTCTTCGATAAGCCTGTTATGATATTCAGCATTGTTCGGAATATGCCTTATGAATCTGCCTAGTAATCGTTCTAATTGAGCCGTTGCGTCCTTAGGTAACTTCATTGTGTGCCTCTTTTTTGCCTAAATTCTTTTCTTTGTGCCAAGTGTTGCAAGATGCAACGTTTTATTTATACCAGTTATAAATTGACTTATAAAAAAAGTGAATATATAATACTAGTATTAATAAATATGTTAGCGGGGTTAAAAGTGACTAGGCTTTTTGCATTTGGATATAGTTTTACTGCATATCATTATCCTACATGGGCTGATATTGCTGGCACAGCATTTGATACGTTTGAAAACTGGGGCAAACCCAGTTCAGGTAATAATTATATTCTTAATAGTTTAATAGAATGCACACTAACAAACCAGTTAAATTCTAAATTAAACAAGTGGATCAAAGTTTGTTTGAACATAAAAAATATAATTTTACAGGTTCACGTCCACGGCGGAGACTTTAATGACCAGCGAAAATATTAATTTTACTATCCAATTTAGCGTAGTTGGCAATCCTGATGTACTAGTATACATTGATGATGACCTAGTTCATACGGGATATACTGGTTGCACGTTTATGTACAACTCTAGTTTTACTGAGCACATGTTAAAGATAGTACACACTGGTAAAACAAATAATACACCGGATCAATTTGTAAAAATAAACAGCATTATAATTGACGGTGTAAATATTAGAGATATATTATGGACAGATAGTTTTAATATTCCAGAGTACCCAGAGCCTTGGGCAACTCAACAACGAGAACAAGGTATACAATTAGAAGAACGTGTACTGGGACAAACAGAGTTATCTCATAACTGTGAATGGCATTTACCATTCACTAGTCCATTTTACGAATTTGTGATGAAGCATGTACGATAAAGCATTAGTATCAGATAGAATAAGCACTATTCATGACTCAACAATAGAGAGACTAAAACATGAATGGTATACAGGAACTCACTCAGAATATAGTTGGAAAGAATACATTTCAATTGCACAAGAATGGTTTTTAAGCAGCGAACTTGTAACACTAATTGGCGTAGAAGATTTCCCTTATGTTGATGTGACATCCGGAAACACACACTATATTGAAAGTTTTGTTCTTAAACATGGCTGGGATGGATTTCAAATACTAAACAGAGAATATGCTTACTACAAACTTATGGGTAAACATGGTGTTGAACTAGACGAACTAGAATCCAACAAGCCCATGATTGTAACTATGCCTGACTTTATAACAGGAGATGTAAGAACTGAATGGGCAGATCTATTAACTATTGCAGAGCAAAAAAACATAGATTTGCATTTAGATTTTGCTTGGCTAATAATGTCACGAGACGTAGAAATAGATCTAACTCATCCCTGTATTAAGAGTTTTGGAATTAGTATGAGTAAGTATTCACTTAACTGGAACAGAGTTGGTTTACGATGGAGTAGACAGCGCACCATGGACAGTATTACCCTGTTAAACCATTATTATAAAACTGATATCAATACTAACATTTTTAGTTGTGGTGTTTTTCATATGAAAAATTTACACAGAGATTATGCTTGGAACACATATGGAGATTTAAATTCTGACATTTGTAAACAACTTGGACTAACTCAGACTAAGTTTGTACATTGTGTTAAAAATCCAGTCAGTAGTACTGACGGTCTTTATTGTATTACGCCTGCCCTGTTAAAATATGCTAAACGTTAAACATCATTGGGATACACTAAAAACGTGTGTGGTTGGAACTACATATACTCCTGACTTTTATAGTTTTATTACTGATAAAACAGTAAGAGATAATATGTGTACAATTGCCCAACAAACATTAGATGACTTATCTGAACTAGAGAAACTATTGCAGAGTTTTGGTGTAAATGTTTTTAGGCCTAGTATTACTGACCGTGTTGATGATGTGAAATACGGCAATAAAATTTTACCAGCACCGCTTACACCTAGAGATTATATTGCAGTAATAGAAGATAAAGTTTTTCTTCCTACGCCAGACGCTCTTGGATTATGGAATAAACTTAGAGGAGCAGATTGGCCCAGTTTGCCACCGGCTGGCATGACAGAATTTGAAGGATATAGTGTTGAAGAACTCTATTACTTGGACCATACCTGGATAAAACAACTACAGCCTTTGTGTAAGGATAATCCTGTATTTTATGATAAAGATGTGGATAGTGCAATGGTACAACGTCTCGGAGATACACTGTTAGTAGGAAATTGGCACGACACAGATGTGCATGTACAGAAATATCTCAGAGATGTATTTCCCAATAAAATAATTAAACCTGTCAACACTGGAGGACATTTAGATGGTTGTTTTTGTGCAGTAAGTCCCGACTTAGTATTATCTATGATAGATTTGGATATAAAGAGTTTATTTCCCAATAGTGAAATAGTAAGATTAGGTCCTACTGTTAATAAGAAGTTTGCTACAGAACAACGAAAAAAAATAGTAAACTGGTGGGTGCCAGAGTCTTTACAATCTCCAGGATTTTCTAGTTATGTAGACACTTATCTTAGTCATTGGGTGGGGCAAATACAAGAAACCCATTTAGATGTTAATTTATTAATAATAGATCCTAACAATGTTGTATGCAGTAACTACGACAGTGCGTTGTTTCAAATATTTGAAAACCACAATATTACTCCTCATCTAGTAAATTTTAGACACCAATTATTTTGGGATAGCGGTATACATTGCTTGACTGCTGACTTGGATAGAACATGTTAGATTATAAACTTATTGAACAAGGAACTGCTCATGCAAGAACAGTGCTAAATGCACTGCCTAGTTGCCAAGGCACAGTGCAGGTTTTTAAAAAACTATTCCCAGAACAGTTGTTAGCAGAGTTGCTAGACTACTGCGAATCAGCAGACTGGCAACCAGCATTTGATCCTCGTGGTAAAACGATTAAGTACAGGCAAAAGATGTCTTTTAAACATGATACTGTGCTTGAAGTTTCGCATATAGTGTTGGAAAATGTAACTGATGATTTGTCAAAGTTATTCAACAAGCAGTTAACATTCAATGGTTTAGATTTGTGGAAAGACACAGAAAACTATGCAATAGGTCCACATACAGATAATCCTATGTTTAATGCAAGTTTGCAAATGTATATTCAAAACTTACCTTATCTTAGTACTGTATTTCAATCAACACAGGATTATCAAAGCAACACTTGGACAGATACTGCTCCTGGAAGTGGATATGTTGCTGATAATACCAGTGGTCTTACACATTGGTTGCATGGCGTAGTGCCTAAAGATTATAACCGATTTAGTTTACATGCAACTTGGAGTTAGTTCTTAGCAATCTTTGATTCGTATGCATCCATACTATGATCTCTAGCACCATCAAATAGTTCTAGTTTACTCCATGCACGAAAGCGTCCACGCCAACTGTCCTTAAATTTCTGCCAAGGTGTAAGTTTACGCAAATTGCCATAGTAGTTAATATAGTGCAGTTCACCATAGTGTCTAAATCCCATGATTGCAAATGGTACACGAGGCACAACATCATTGTTGTTTACATATCTATGGTTCTCAAACGTTTGCTTTGCAAGCCAATCTTTGCCTCCTACACGAGGACTGCCATATGTATAGCAAGCAACTACTCTGTCGCCTAGTCTACTACTAGCGAGCGTAGCCATTGCGCCACCTAAACTGTGTCCGCATATGTACAGTTGTTTTTCTTCACGTTTGCCATAGTTAATATGGTTCTCAACAGTATCCCAGATGCGTTCTAGGTAATCATAAAAGCCAGCATGCACCATTCCTTCAGTTTCACTAGGACGTTTCCATGCTTTTAAATCTGCTTTAATGTCACTAAACTCTTTTGGCTCTGTGCCTCTAAATGCAAGCACAATACGTTCACTGTTTTCAAGGAACAAGCACTCTGCACCTTTATAATCTATAAGTTTTGTTTTGGTATAACCAAGTTCATGTGCAATAGGCTTACTATTTTTTTCGGTCATATAGGCTATTTTAGCCAGAGTTGCAAAGTGCAACCCAGGGTTCTCTATACTTGACATATTCTCTCTCCATGTTACAATATGTAATAGTGTATTTAACCGATAAATACTAAAAATGATAGGATAAAAACCATGCGTAAACAGACCCGTAGTATACTACACGAACTAAACAGCATGATTGTTGACAAAGATAGACAGCATGTAATGGAAAGTCGAGCAACTAACGTAATAGAGAGCGCAATCAATCTTATTAATGAAATGCACAAGCACTATGATGAAGATGTAGCAGGAGACCTTGAACGTCGACTGCTAAACAGTATTCGTCATCAGGACAGTCGTAAGTTTGTGCGAGGTATTCGGAAAGTCAACGAAAGCAAATGCGCTTCAGAGAAATAATTGCTGAGTCTGAGGACGGCAAAAATACACACCTGGAACACATTGAGGATCTAGTATTTCTTCAAGGTGCTAGTGGTGCCAACAGTGCGCTACAGTATATTAACAGTGTGCGTGATATGCTAGAAAACGGCAGCGACAGTGGCAACCTTACTGTAAAGTGGGACGGTGCCCCTGCTATATTCACAGGTATAGATCCTGCAGATGGAAAGTTCTTTGTTGCAAAGAAGAGTATCTTTAACAAAACAAAGGATGGCACATGGACAGGCAAAGTATATAAATCTCCGGCAGAGATAGATGCTGATACCAGTGGTGATCTAAATAGAAAAATGCAGATAGCATTTAGTGAACTACGCAAACTTGGTATAACAGATGTTATACAGGGTGACCTTATGTACACTAAAGACGATTTACAAACTGCTAATATAGATGGTGAAGAATGTTATTTGTTTGGCCCTAACACTATTACATATGCAGTGCCTGTAAAAAGTAAACTGGGCAAGCGTATAGGCGCAAGTAATTTAGGTATTATATTCCATACAACATATACTGGTGATAGTATTCCAAACATGCAAGCAAGTTTTGGTGCAGATGTAAGTGCGCTAAACAAAACAAGCAGTGTATGGTTTGACGATGCAAGTTATAAAGATCTAAGCGGCAAAGCAAGCCTATCGCAGAGTGAAAATGCACAGATACTCCGAGCTATGAATACTGCCGCAGGCGCACTAAAAACTGCAGACTTTAGTGCAGTTAGTGGTGAATACAAAGATCTTATTATGCAGTATGTGAACGCTCGTATTAGACGCGGCGATACACAGATTGCAGATGGAAGAGAGTTTGCACAGGATTTTGTTAACTGGTATAATGACTATATACAAAAAGCAATAGATAAACTTAAGAATCAGGATCCAGATGCACCTGCAGTAAAGAGTCGCATGGATAAAATCAATGCACAAAACAAATTTGTAAATGATAATATGGATGGCATAGCAGGTTCCCTAGCAGTATACAAAGACATTATTGCACTTAAGAATATGCTTATAAATAAACTGAACAAGGTTGACAGTATTAAGAGCATGGTACGCACGGATACAGGCTATAGTGTTACAAATCCAGAAGGATTTGTTGCTATTGGTAGCGAGGGTGGTGCTGTAAAATTGGTTGACCGTATGGAGTTTTCAAAGCAAAACTTTGACGCAGTAAAGGCCTGGAGCAAGGGATGAGAGCAAAAGAATTTATCAGTGAAGATCGTCAGAAGTTAGATGAAATCGCTCCACTTGTTATAGCAGGCTGGGCTCTTACTGCTGGCACAGCAGCATGGCAAGCATATGATACTTACAATGATATTCAAACATATAATAAAAGTGAAAAAACTGAAGCAGACCTGGATAAACTAAAAGCAGCAGTTGGCATGGATGTTCTTGCACTAGTTGCAGGCGGCGCCGTTGGTAAACTAGTCGGCAAGGCTATAACTCTAGGTGCGACACCATTCGCGGCTGTTAAAAATATATACAATGCAAGAAAGCAAGCAGACGCAGCGAAAAAGGCTGCTGAAAAGGCTGCTGATGCATCTAAAAAGACTGCTGATAAAGTCGTAAAGCCAGAGCCAGGTAGCGTTGTTAAAACCGCAGCCGGCAAGAAGGCTATTGCAGGAGTTGACGGCAAGGCTACTACAGTAAAGCCTAGTGATACAGCAGGAATAGCAAAGATTAAAAAAGCAGCAGACCAATCTAAGACAGTCACACAAAAAGTAGGTGCAGCGGCTGGCAAAGTAGTAGATAAAGTAAAAGATGTTGTTAAAAAGAAACCATCCAAGGGTACAGTTACTAAACCTGCAGGTGCTGCCTCTGGTAAACTAGCAAAGAAGGCAGGACCGGCTAGTGGTAAACTAGCAAAGAAGGCAGGACCGGCTAGTGGTAAACTAGCAAAGAAGGCAGGACCGGCTAGTGGTAAACTAGCAAAGAAGGCAGGACCGGCTAGTGGTAAACTAGCAAAGAAGGCAGGACCGCCACTAGGAAAGAAAGTGCTTCCATATGCAGCAGGCGCCCTTGCAGGAAAAACAGCTCTCAATGTGTATGATAAAATGTCAGGTGATGATAAACCAGATCCATCTACAACAGGTGCTGGTAGCGGTTATACATATACTGGCAAAGACTTTAAGACTGCTAAGAAAAGTGACTTTAAAGCAAAAGTAACAAAGTGGAGCGACTAGTATGGCATTTGAATTTATAAGAGAAGAAATTACTGAAGCAAGATATATCCGAACTGCTGGAGATACAATTGGTAGAGATGCAACTGATGTTGCTGAAAGTTTCTTTGAACAACTAATCATGTTGCAACAGATGCGTTTTGAAAATCCAGAATTTGCAAAAAAGTATGCAAAAGATACACTAAAGTTTATGAACTTTAGCAGTGTCAAACCAGGTGCAACTGATTTGCACAACCTTGCTAGTATTATTGCAAATCCAAACAAATACAAAGGTGTAACCAGTGGCGGTACAGTTAGTTTTGATGAACTAGGTTTTAAACGCTACCTGCGTGATATTGCAGCAGGCAGGGATAACACAGCAATGGATAGAACATTTATGATGCGTCAGCAAAAGAATTTGGGAATAAGCAGTAGTTTCCTAAAGCAAGCAAGACGTGCTAGTGCAGACTATGGACGCACCAGTGCAGGCGAACGCACTGGACTAAGTGCAAGAATGGTAAACAGTCAACGCCAGGATGGGAAATTCCGCAGTGATATAAGCCGTCAATATATGGGAACAATAAAGAATAAGAAACTTATCCCAGCACAGAAAAAAGGTTTACCATTATGGGCCAAAGCAGCAGGTGGTTTTGCCGCTGGTTATGGACTGGGTAAACTAGTAGATTAACATAAATAGTACTAAGCAAGCAAAGGCTTGCATCATTAGGAGATAAGAAAATGGCAGACATTACTCGCGTACACGGTAACGGAAAAGCACATGGTTCACCAGCAGGCGCAATTAGTGCTGATGAGCTAGTCATTCTAAATGACATGAATATGGATTATTTTAAAATTATTGTACAAGATGTTTCAGGTAACGTTGTTGACATTCGTAATGAATTAGACGTAGGCGAATCAGTTGCAGCAATTCTAACACTAATCGGAACAAAAGCTAACATTGAAATGTATCAAGTTGAAGGCGATACAACTGGTCAGATCAGTGTAGCAGTCAAAGGCAAAGATGCATGGACAACATCAACACTACAAACAGCAATCCGCGCACTTGGTGCTGCAGTTGGCGGTAACAGTGTAGACGTTAGTGGCTCAACAGTTACAAGCAGTGGCTTAGAATTCGTATAAGTTTAATAAATAGTTACATAAAGTGTAGAGATACACAATAATTTGGAGATAAAAAAATGGCAGAACTAACCAACAATGCAAAGGCAACAGCAGGTAGTGGCATTGGTCCACGCACCCGTATTATCAGTCTTGCAAAAACAAACATGACACAAGCAGAACTAGACGCAGCTCTACTTTTCATGGCAGCAGGCGGAACAGCAGGCACTGACGATGCACACGGCATTGCAGGTGTAAGTGTACTTACAGAATCAGGCGTGTTTACAACAGGCACAACTGACGCAGTACAAGTTGCAATTCAGGGATCAGGCGCATTTACTGCAGATTCTAACTATGGCATCGGTTCAACTGGTATCGTAAGTTCATTGATTGCAGATTTTGATCAGCAGCCACTATAAGCGGCTAACATAAACTAAAGAAAGGCTCAGTTTTTACTGGGTCTTTTTTTATGAGTTAAATACAGTTATAATGAAACACTGTAGCAGTCTTTGGCAGGATCATCCTGGTATCCATAGTATAGAACTAAACAAAATAAGTCCAATGAGTCATCATCAGGACAATCGTTGGTATTGGCGTGACTTACCTAAAATGATAGATGATGGTATGTGGTATCCTATACTGTATTACAAAGTAACTCCTGAATGGTGGAACGGTGGATATAAGAGCTGGTTTGGTGCAAACAAAGCATGGCCCTATATTAATCCTCCTGTAGTTTGCGAAGATGGAATGATCTGGGCACTTAAAACAGGCAGTAATAGACTGCGTTGTTTAAAATTCATGGGATATACAAGTGCAGATGCAATACTATTTGACGATGCAAACCAACTTGTTAAACTTGGAGTATATCTCAGAGAACAAGATCCACTCAACGGAGGCAAACATGGGCGTGTTATTTGAAGTTCCAAGTGCAGTTTATGGTGTTAGTTTTGTAGACGTCACATGCACGGGTGTAACTAGAGGCGAAAGCATAGCTCGCAATCAACAGCGCAACTGGGAGACTGTGCTACAAATATTTGGCTTACTGACGCAGCCTGTCGTACTACAACTTCCAGAAGAACATTTTTACAATGCAGACGAAAACTTTGTTGGTAGTGAGCTATTTAAACGTATGGGCAGGCAACATCAGTTTGTAGTTGAGATGCTAAGGCCAGACACACGCTTCTGGATATTTGCAATAGGAAGTGAACGAGCAGATGTGCTGGAGTGCGATAAACTATTAGATTTATTTGATCTAGTACCAGTAATACCAAATCTCACAGAAACTATAAAATTAAAACCCAGTGTGTTCCATACTTCAGATAGTGAATTAATTAACATACAGTTTTTCCCTGCACCCACAATCAAATAAATATACATGATGCTAGAATAATAGGCACATATAAAAACACAATTAGGCACATACTAAACAAATAGATAATCTAGACATCACCCCAAGGTAGGTGATTAGTAATGTCAGAATTAGAAAAAGAGTCTTTGGAAGCACATGTA